AATCAAATCTATAGTATCATTAAGAAATTTAATGAACAAAAAGAAAGATTACAGAATGAGGTTGAGAAACAAATGAATGAAATTGTAAAAGATAGTACAAGAGGTGGGGTCGGATTTGAACCCACCATCAGAAACCTTTTCGCAGTTATTTTAGCAAACGCAGATGTTTACATTAGATTATTAAAAGATGTTCATAAAAGAGCAATTGATGTTTCAGACGAAAGAAAGAAAATTATTAAAAACTTTTCAAGTGATTCAATCGGTGAAGACATATATCCTTGGCCTGAAATTAAAAAAAGTGCGTCAGAGGACAGACAAAAAATTATTGCTTACCCTGGTGAACAAGATTTAGAATTAAAACTTAAATCAAGTGACCCCGTTTTATGGCCTGAGGTTGAGTTCGTTGAGAAATTTATTAAAGTAACATCAAATAGAGAAGATACCACAACACAAACGGAAGGTGGAGTTAATAAAGTATCATACGTATTTGAGGGTGATTTAGATACATCTAAAATTAAAACAATTAGTCCTCTTGAAATTGTTTCGGGTAATGTTCCATACATTGAAAAGTCACACGCTGGTTTTTTATATGAAATTTGGGAACGAGCTTATAATTTTACATTATTGGAATCATATAAGAATGAGACAATAAAAGAATTCGCTCAGTTAGAGTTTGATAATATAAAAGAAAGTATTAAAGAGGATGACGATTTACTTGGTATTTTATTTAATAACGTAAAAAACGAAGTTGATTTAAGAACGTTATTACAATCGTTATCACCATTTGAGAGATATTCTTATTATAAAGACCAACTACCAACAACACAATATATTACAGACGTATTAAATGATTCATTTAAGATTGAACAGTACACAAGTATTTCTGATATAAAGGTTGATAACGGAGTTTATCCTAAACTTAACAATGAATTATTAAATTACACGCCTGAGTCGTATAGAAAAGACATATATCCATTTAGTTCATCAACATATCTTTCGTATTTAAACAAAGATAAATTTACCGATGACAATTTTAAATTTGGTGGAGTATTACAAGTTAATACTAAAGATGGTTTAGTTACAGGTCCAATAAGTCCAAGCACATGGGTAAGAACGGAAGAAGGTAAACTTAATATATTTTCACAGAAACTAACTATAACTGGTAGTACAACTGAAAATATTTTAAACACACCATACTTTCATAATCAATTATATAAAGATTTTGGAAAGTCGGGTTCATCATATGGAAGATATACGGGATCTGCGTATCTACTATTAAATTCTTTACCATTTGTGGAGTTACAAGATTATGTTAACTTTAAAAATGGTGATTATGAGAAACCGGTTTTAGTTTCTTCTTTATTCAGAGAAGTTGGGTCAACTCAATTTGTACCTTATTATTTAGTTTTAAAATGGGGGTCACAATATCACAGGTATAAAAAATATTTGTTAGACCGTGAAGATATTTTAAGTGGTTGTTCGACAAATAATGTAACCAAAAATATTAATATGTCTGAATTTTTTAATTCAGGCAACACTCAAAACAATTTTACAGGATTTACTTTTAGTGGTGGAACTGTAGTTTCAGGAAGTACAGCAAAAACAGATGTCGGAGTTCATCCGTATTATGATGCTATTTTTCACCAAATTATCAACGACTATAATCACTATAACCCATTCTCGGGTAATACATCGTTCTCCGGTTATACAAATACTGGTGGCATTGTTGGTAGAAAAAGAGCTCAATCAAATAATATAAATTATTGGACACAATATGTTGATAACTCAAAATACCCTGATAAGGTAGAAACATATACAACATTACCTTGTGATGGTGACAATGAGTTTATTGGTAAAAAAGTTTTAACAAGTAATCCAGCAACAGCTAGGTTATTGGGAGTATTACCAAACATCGCATATCAAACGTCAGCAACATATGAACAAGAAGAACAAAAATATTTTAGACCTCTTTGGATTGATAGTCACTTAGATGACGATTTTAGTGGTAAGACAATTGCGTCGTATTCAGAATATAATAGAACAATTAGTGACATTTATTCTTTAACCACCGCAAATAGAAAAATTATAGATTTAATTGCAACATTTAGTCCAAAAATATTGGATGAGTTTGAAACAATGTTTTTAGATTTTGCAAGTGAAAAGGTAAATGTTGAAATTACTAATAGAAGATTTAACAAGGTAAAATATTACCAATTTCAAGATATATTAAAAGAAATATTCACAGTTAGAAAAGAAAGTGGAGATAGTTCAAAAACCGTGGATGAAGTGATTGATATTATAAAAGAAAGACAGTCCGAAAAATTATTATTATCAACGGCAAACATTTTATCAAATGATAGTTTAATAAAAATTACAATTGGTAACCCAAAAGAAATTGACCCACACGTATTTGATGGGTTTAGTAAAATGTCTCAAGAAAATACATTTTCATATAATGAATACGATGGTACACAATTAACCACAGATAATCAAGATTATATTGAGTTGTATCTTGGACCAATTTTATCGGGAAAAACACGAACAAATAATGAGTACTTAGACTTTTTTAAAGATTTAAACGTCGAACTTAGTGAAAACAATATTATTCAATTTAGACCTTTAATATACATTTATGCGGGATATATAAAGAATGGAGGTACAAATACATTAAGTGCATTTCAAACATATCTTAAAACAAACATATACGAAAAAGGACCGAGTGAAAATAACGCTTCAGGTTCCGCTTATAGATTTTCTTTATTTTTAAACATTTTAACTTCTAACTTTAGAACACTTAAAACACAGTCTAAGAATAAAAAAACCAAAATAGATTATGGTTATAACAATAGAGATTTAAAGATTGAATTATATAATACATTTAAATCGTTCAACGATAAATGGGTTGCCGGTAATTCTATTGGACAAAGATTATTATTAGAGGAGTTTTTATTTTTAGATAAGGCAAACAAAGACATTGGTGATCAATATTATTTAAATCTCACAAAGTTCATAGATATCGGAGACCAAAAAAACGATAAGTCTAACTTATATGGTGTCATTTCCGATTTACTAACCGGAACGGGATTTGATATGAGGGCATTACCGGCTTATGTTAATTTTTATGGAACCAATTTTTCAAGTAAAACAAAAATAACACCATCCAAAAAAGTGGCGGATAATATATTCGGAACCTTCTTAGATGTTGATTATCAAGAATCTTCACCTAAGGTTGTTATACAATATGTTACGGGACCCGTATCAAAACATCCCGCAGTTGAAAATAAGAAGTATAAGTTTGCCGATGATAGTTTTAATATTTCTAATGTTAATAATAACCCATTGATAATCACACTACCTAAAGTATTTACCGATGAGGATTTATCTAAATCTAATAAGGTAGTTGCGTTTGAGGTTAGTTTCGGTGATCAGAATCAATCGATATTCAAAGGGGTACAGTTAGACCAAAGTACATTAAGAAATACATCAGAATCATTTGTGGTTTTAGAAAACTTAGCAAGATCTGAATCAGGGTCTGGAGTACATAACGTTGACATTTCATTATTTGACTATTATAGACAGGCGTCATATAGTTGTGAAGTCACAATGATGGGTAATGTAATGATACAACCAACCATGTTCTTCTATCTTAAAAATATACCAATTTTTAAAGGTTCATATTGGATTACTGAAGTGTCCCACAATATTAAAGGAAACAATATAACCACAACATTTAAAGGAACAAGAATACCATACGCATCTTTACCCAATCCTAAAGATTCGTTTATGTCGAACTATAGGGCGTTATTCGATAAGATTATGAATACCGCCGTCGCTAAAACTAAGGCAATCGATAAACAAACCAAAACAACTCAAACCATTTCAACACCTGAAGGTAACTTTAGATACGACCCGGGTTCCAAAGTCATACAAGGTGAAAAAATTGTACCAAGTGCGGGTGTTACCAAATATGGTGTACCTTATAATGGATACAACAATGAACTTTATGTACAAAAAGTAACATACGATGGTAAAGAGTGGTTCAGAGCGGTGGTCGTTAAAATGGGTATGGATAAGATATATGAAATATCTGACGATACCACAATGAGTTTATTAAATAAAATAAATTCTAAAAAATATACACTTAATCCTAAATCGGTTAAATGGTCAGCAATTAAGAATAGTGATATGAAATTCTATTCAACCAAATTTCAAGTATCATCAAATATACCAGCAGATAAGATAATTGATGCTCGAACTGAATTCTTTAATCCACAGACTAAAAAACCACCATACACCTTAGTTCCCGATTATCAATTGGATAGTACTATTGGTAATATAAGGGTAAATGGACCGATTAATGAAGGACCAAATTTGGAGGGATATGGTATAGCGATGTCATCTAAATTAATGGACACCTTAGGTCTATTCAATGGGGATGTGGTTTATTTTTGGGTTGGGGAAAGATAATAACTAAATTAATGATATTTATACTTATAACTTAATATTATGGATAATAATAAATTAAACAACACAATGGATCAATTTTTAAGTCCTAAACAGACTAAAAGAACATCTAACGACGGCATGGAAAGAGAGGAATGTGATTTGGTAACTGGAGAATGTTATACAATTAGAGAAAAAGACGGAATCGTTGAAAGAATAAATAAAAAGTATATCACAAATGATGGTAGACAACTATTACAAGACTAAAGCTATGTTAGAGAAAAAATTACAAGAAGAATTAAATCGTTACAGAGCCATTAACAAATATGGTACTAAAATGATTATGGAACAAGACGCACCGGCTCTTGACGCTCCTGCGGATGATTTACCACCGGCCGACCCAGCGTTGGACGCACCGGCGGGAGATTTACCACCGGCAGAACCGGCATTAGACGCACCGGCGGGAGATTTACCACCGGCAGATGGAATGGACACAGAAGAAATTGATATTACAGATTTAGTTAATATGACTAAAAATATCAAAAACGATTTAGAAAATAATAAAACAGATAACGCATCTGTTATTGGTAAAATGGATGACGTGTTCACTAAATTGGGTGACTTAGAACAAAAACTTGCTCAAATGGATGCTGTTATGGCTAAAATTGATGAGTTAGGTGCTAAAGTTGAAGCATCAAAACCAAAAACTGGTGTAGAGAAACTTGAAATGAGATCTTTAGACTCATATCCATTTAATGAAAAACCACAAGAGTTTTTTGCTCACAAACAAGGTGAAATGGCTGCAAGTGGTAAGAACGAATATGTACTAACCAAAGATGAGGTTAATAACTATCCTACCGATATTATAAAAACATCATTTAATCCAGACCAACAAGAAGATGAATTTAGATTCTAATGTAAACTTTTTATTGGGGTTACAAAATCAAATGAAAATCTGTCATTGGCAAACCAAAGGTATTGCGAGACACGAAGCATTTGGTAACTTTTACGACGACTTAACTCCACTTATTGATGACTTTGTTGAACAATCTATGGGTAAGTACGGTAGATTCACATTAGAAGATGAAACAAAAACAATTCAATTAAGTAATTTATCTGAAATTGACATTAAAGGATTGGTTAATACAACAAGACAAGCATTGGTACAACTTACCGAACAATTAGACCCATCAGATACAGATTTATTAAATCTTAGAGATGAAATATTGGGTAAAGTAAACAAATATGCTTACTTATTTACAATGGAATAATTTTTAAAAATACTTCACAAAATAATTAACCCGGATTTTTTAATTCGGGTTTTTTTATCTATATTTTATTTATAACAGTTTTATAACCTAAATCAATTATTATGTCAACATTCGACGCAGTACTGGCTCAGTACGAGAAAAACAAGAACGCCGCAAGCGGCAACAACAACAAGATGTCCTCAGAGGACAGATTAAAACGTTATTTCACAACCGTATTACCAAAAGGTTCTAAGGGTGAAGAAAGACGTATTCGTATTTTACCTACAAAAGATGGTAGTTCACCATTTGTTGAGGTATACTTCCACGAAGTTCAAGTGGATGGTAAGTGGGTTAAATTATATGACCCTAAACAAGAAGGTAAACGTTCTCCATTACATGAAGTTTACGAAGGATTAATGATGACAGGTGTCGATACCGATAAGGAATTGGCTCGTTCATACCGTTCTCGTAAATTCTACATTGTAAAGGTAATTGACCGTGACCACGAACAAGACGGTGTTAAATTTTGGAGATTCAAACACAACCATAAAGGTGATGGTGTTATTGACAAAATCTTCCCAATTTTCCGTAACAAAGGAGATGTTACTAGTCCAGAAAATGGTCGTGACTTAATCCTTTCTTTGGCGTTAACTAAAGCGGGAACAGGTAAAGAATATACAGTTATCAATTCTGTATTAAATGATGACCCAAGTCCTTTACACACAGATTCTAATGTTGCAAAAACATGGTTAGAAGATGAATTAACTTGGTCAGATGTTTACTCTAAAAAGGGTGAAGATTATTTAGAAATGGTTGCTAAAGGTGAAGTTCCACGTTGGGATTCAAACAGTAGCAAATGGGTTTCTAACTCAACCGCAGAAGAAGTAATCTCAGCACCAAAGGCGTCAACACCTACGGTAGACCCACAGGAAGATGATGATGTGGATTCTGAATTACCGTTCTAATTAATTCATAATATGTTCCCGACAATAGTGTCGGGAACATCTTTTAAAAAACAAAACAATGGCAGGTATTAAAAAAACAGATTTTTCAGCAATCAAGAAGAAATTCTCGAAAGAGGCTGAATACAAAGCTGACCGTTTCTTCGATTTAGGAGACGCCTTCTTGGAAGCCACTGGTATTCCAGGTCCTGCAATGGGTCACATTAATATGTTATTAGGACATAGTGATACAGGTAAAACGACGGCTTTAGTAAAAACGGCGGTAGATGCACAAAAGAAAGGAATCCTTCCTGTGTTCATTATTACTGAACAAAAATGGAGTTGGGACCACGCGGAGTTAATGGGTTTTGATAAAGACGGTGAATATCTTTTCAATAGTGATTTCGAATACATTGAACAAATTACAGATTATATCAATGAATTAATGGACGCACAAGAGAAAGGTGATATTCCTTATGATTTATTATTCCTTTGGGATTCAGTTGGTTCAGTTCCTTGTAAGATGACTTATGACGGTAAAGGTGGTAAACAACACAATGCATCGGTTCTTGCAGATAAAATAGGTATGGGTATCAACCAACGTATTTCGGGTTCAAGAAGAACAGATAAACCTTACACAAACAGTTTGGTTATTGTTAACCAACCTTGGGTAGAATTACCTGACAATCCTTTTGGACAACCAAAAATCAAAGCTAAAGGTGGTGAGGCCATTTGGTTAAACTCATCATTAGTATTCTTATTTGGTAATCAAAAAGGTGCAGGAACTACTAAAATCTCTATCACTAAAGATAAGAGAAAAATCAGAATCGCAACACGTACCAAAATCTCTATCAGTAAGAACCACATCAATGGTGGTGGATATGAAGATGGTCGTATCTTGGTAACTCCACAAGGGTTTATGCATGGTAAAGACGATACTGAAGAAAAACGTTCTATCGAAGAGTACAAACGTGATAACGGAGAGTACATCGGTAAACAATTAGGTGTTAATGTTACAGACATCTTGGACACACAAGTTGTAACAGAAGAGAGTGATCTATAAATAATTTTTAATGTCGGTTTTACTTGTTGACGGAGATAATTTACTTACGATTGGTTTTTATGGTGTTAAGAATATGTTCTATAAAGGAACACACATTGGAGGTATCTACCATTTTCTTAATACTCTTAGGAGAGCGTTTGAGACATATCATTTAGACAAAATAGTTGTTTTTTGGGATGGGTTAGATGGTTCTGCCACTCGTAGAAAAATTTATGTTCATTACAAGGAAAACCGACGTCAAAGAGTTAGGTCGGAGGAAGAATTAAATTCATATCAATACCAAAGGGAAAGAATAAAACAATACCTTGAAGAACTTTACGTAAGACAAGGTGAGTTTGAATATTGTGAAACCGATGATTGTATTGCGTACTACACACAAAACTCACCCAACGAAAACAAAATTGTGTATTCATCGGACGGTGATTTAACTCAACTGGTTTCTGAAAACACACAAATTTTCAACCCTTCTCATCAAAAACTTTATAAACAAAACGACTCTATCGTTTACGACCATGAGGAAATTTTAATTGAGAATGTAAAATTAGTTAAAATGTTATGTGGTGATTCCTCTGATAATATTGCAGGAATAAAAGGTATGGGAGTTAAAAGATTTTTATCTCTTTTTCCCGAACTTAAAACCGAACATTTATCTGTTGAACAAATTAAGGATAAAACCAATGAAATGTTCCTACAAGATAAACACAATAAATTACTTACAAATTTACTTACAGGAGTAACCAAACATGGCGTATTTGGTGAAGAGTTTTTTGATGTAAACAGTCGTATAGTTAGTTTAGATTCACCATTCCTAACCGATGAGGCAAAAGAAAGTGTTGATTTATTAATAAACGAAAAATTAGATCAAGAAGGAAGGTCATATAAAAACGCCATGAAAATGATGACTGAAGATGGATTATTCAACGTGTTACCAAAATCAGACGACGCTTGGATAAAATTTATAAACCCATTTTTACGATTAACAAGAAAAGAAAAAAATAAAAGAACAATCAAAATTAAAAACAATGAGTAATTACCAAAACCAAGACAATATCACTAAATTTGAGTTTTTGTTGTCGTTAGAAGGACATATTGTATGTCAAAGATTTTTCAACGTTAGAGATTACAACCCTCAAGCAAGAAGAAGTATGGATCTTCACTATTATGTAAAAAATATTTGTGAGGATATGTCTGAAGATTTAAAAATAAAATGTTCCAATTATCTATGTGAAAATCTGAATTTTTTCCTCAATTCAGAGAGCGTGGAAGACGAGGCAAGTAAGTCAAAAGAACATTTTTTATTGGAAATTAAGATAGGTGACGATGTATTTATTCAAAGGATATTCCCAGCATATCTCTACCATCCAAAGGTTAGATACACTGTTGATATTCGTCCAAACCTAAAGAGAATTTTGTCAGATTTGACTGACATTTTATCATCTGATGAATTGGAAACGGCTTATTTACACTACGAACTATAATTTAAAAACATATATATAACAATTACAATGGAAGAAAGGAATTTTGGGCATTTGGGATTTTCATTTCAACAATCCCTAATTAAAGCAATTATTGAAGACAAAAAGTACGGCGAAACAATCATAGATGTATTAGAGAGTAAGTTCTTTGAAAATAATTCATTCAGATTTATTATGGAGAACGTGAAAGAGTTGTACAAAACCTACAATAAAATTCCTGATTACAATACCGTAGCACAAAAAATTATGTCAGAGGGAGGAAATAAAGATTCCTCTAAAGTTCATGTCGATACGTTGGACGCTATTAAAAAAAACGAACAACAAATAGAGTATGTTAAGGATACCGCACTTAATTTCTGTAAACAACAGAATTTAAAAAAGGAACTTAAAGGTGTTCAAAGTATCATCGATAATGGTGATTTTGAATCTTACAATAAGATTGAACAAATAATTCAAAAGGCATTACAAGTTGGTATATCTAACGACGAGGCAACTGATGTGTTTCATGATATCGAAGGAGCATTAGAGAAAGACAATAGACAACCAATTGCACTTGGTATTGTAGGTGTGGATAACTTATTAAATGGTGGGTTAGGAAGAGGTGAATTAGGAATTGTACTAGCACCAACAGGAACAGGTAAAACAACATTACTTACCAAATTTGCCAACACGGCATATAATTTAGGGTACAATGTTGTACAAATATTTTTTGAAGATAATCCAGGAAATATTAAAAGAAAACATTATACTATTTGGACGGAAATCTCACCAAACGAACAACCTAATTACAAGGATGAAGTTCAGAAAAAAGTTAAGGAGATACAGGCAAATTCAAAAGGGTTTTTAAAACTATTGAAATTATCTAGTGATAATGTAACCATTTCTGAAATAAAGAACAAAATTAGAAAAATGAATTCAGAAGGTGAAAAAGTTGATTTATTAGTTATTGACTATGTTGATTGTATTTCACCAGAAAGATCTACATTTGGAGAAGAATGGAAAGGAGAGGGGTCAATCATGAGAAGTTTAGAATCA